TTTTCGGGCTTGTCACCGTATACGAAAGATTCATTCTTTCGTATGCCGCATTACCGCAATTTTCGTCTCGTCCCGGTGTTTTGCAGTTCTTGCAAATCCGGCCCCCCTTTCACGCGGGGGCTTACCCGAAAATTACCGATGGATTATTTACCGTGGCCCATAGAGTTCGCCACACCGTCTGCATTCTGACATCTGCGGGATTCGGCCCTTGCCTCACCGCCCTCATCCGCCGGAGGTTGTGCCCCCCGACACCTGTACTATCGCATGATTCTATTTATGTGTCCACAATTATCTGCAACTTTATCTCGTTGATAATCAACGACTTACAAACTATAATAATTAATACACCTAAAACATTCGCGGTTTTATCACGAATAATGGAAGATAAACAAATAATACACCGAAATAACGCCACGCAATAAAAATGCGCCGGCGTGCGATTAACGACACAAAAAAGGTAAATTGTTCCACGTGGAACAATCCGCAGCGGAATCCTGCGGATTCCTGCGGAATCCTGCGGAATCCTGCGGATTCCTGCCTCCATCGCCATCGCCATCGCCATCGCCATCGCCATCGCCGGGGAGCGCGCGCGCGCGAGGGTTCCCCACGACCCGCACAGCGGCGGCGCTTGACATTGTCGCCAAATTGGGCAATTTTTGCCGTGTGAAGCAGAAACGGAAAAATGTCAATGGGGTGATCACCCCACCCAGACCGGCTCACCGGCCAACGGGCTACCGGCCCGATCTCTGCGCGTCGCTCGTGGCCGCAATGTCCCGTGGTTTCACGTTCGCGGCTTGGGCGGGAATGCCTGGCATTGACCGCGACCGCGATACAGTGTTTGCGTGGGCGGCCAAGTACCCGGAGTTTCTCGGCGCCCTAAAATCCGGGAAAGCGAAACGGCAGCTTTTCTGGGAGCGGCGGCTCGCGGCCTTCAGGGAGGGGAGCCCCACCACGATTATTTTCGCGCTGAAAAATTGCTGTCGAGAGGACTGGAATGATCGACCTGATGTCGCTGTGACACTCCACAACTCGGTGCAGGTTGGTACGGCCAAGGCCCCCGAAGAAAGAAGCCTGCCCGAACTGCGGGCCGAACTGGCGCGGCTCCGCGCGTTGCCGCTGGAGGAAGGGGGTGCCGCGTGAGCGAGCACCAGTGGATTTCCGGTGCGATCAAGCACCATGGGGTGTTTCGCGCTGCGGCAAAGCGCGCGGGCATGTCAACCGAGTCATTCGCGCGGAAGCATGAGCACGCTGCCGGGGTCTTGGGTCACCGCGCCCGGCTGGCTCTCACGCTCATGCACCTGCACGAGCACGATCAGTCTGGCGCCACCCCGGAGGCGCAGGTTGAAAAACGGTTTGCCGCCGCAAAAGCCAAAAATCCATGAAAATTCCATCCTCCAAAATTCCCTCCGGCCGCGTGACGGCCCCGACGCCGACGGCACCAGCCCTTTCCCACGGCAACCTGGCTAAGATTTTCACCGCGCTGGCCAGCCACCACGCCGCCCTGGCCGCGAACAAACCCGACAGGGCGATCCAACCGCTCATGCGTCCCGACAAGGTTGCCCGCGCCCAGGCCGCAGGCCAGCCCGGCTTTTACGCGCCTACCCTCGGCACCCCAAACGCTGCTGACCCGATGGAGTGATGCGCTGGATGGTGCTCATGCTGACCGCCCGTCAATTGGCCCTGACCGAGGAGCGCATTGTTGCCGCCGAGCTCGCGCGACATGACCTGGTGGAGTTCGCGCGGCTGAACACACCACACCCTGGTGACAGGTTCAACTCCCGACTCTCTCGGTATGAGTGGGTTGCTCACCACCGGCTGATTGCCGATGCGCTGGAGCGCGTTGCCCGAGGTGAAATCAACCGGCTGGAGATCGAGGTGCCCCCGCGCCATGGAAAATCGGAAATTGCGATTAGGCAGTTCTCCTGCTGGATGATGGGTCGGGCTCCCTACAAAAGCGGCATCGTCTTGACCCACACAGACACACTCGCGACGGAGCACGGAAGGGACGTGCGTGACTACTGGCAAGGACCGGGATTCCAAACGGTGTTCGGGGACGAGCCGGGTGCCGCGCTGCGGTCCGATTCCAGAGCGTCTGACCGGCTGCAATCGGTCGCCGGCGGGACCATCACATTTTCCGGCTGCGGTGGGCTTGGGGCCGGGGTGGGTGGTCACTGGTTGCTGGTGGATGACCTGTTCAAAAATTCTGAGGATGCTACCAGCGAGGTTACGCGCAACGCGAAATGGAGAGCCTACAACGTGGATTGCAAGAGCCGCCTGAACGATGAATCTTGTCCCATCGTCATGATCGGCAGCCGGCGCAACGAGGATGACGTCCAAGGCAGAATTTTTGACCCGACCAACCCCCACCACGACGCCAAAGAGTCCGCGCGATGGACTCGCATTCGCCTCCCGGCGCTGTCCGAGGGGCCCGGCGATCCGCTGAGCCGGCCGAAGGACGCCGCGCTTTGGCCGCAAAAATTCGGGCGCGAGTTTTTCGCGGACATGCGCAATAACGCGAGCGAGATTATTCGGGAGGATTTTCAAACTCAGTACCAGTGCCACCCGAGGCCACAGGAGGGGACATGGTTCCGAAAGTCGTGGCTCAAAACGTACAAAGCCTCCGAATTGCCGAAGCAACTGCGGATTTACGTGTCGTCCGACCACGCCTATCGCGCGAGAGAGCGCAACGATGCAACCTGTCTGCTGGTGGTTGGAATTGACCCGACGGGAGCGATCTACGTGCTGTCTGACACCTGGTGGCAGCAGGCGACCACGGACAAAATTGTCGATGCCATGTTCGCGATTGCCAAGCGCCGGCAAGTTGCCCAATGGTGGGCCGCGCGGGATGCAATCTCCGGCAGCCTGGAGCCGTTCATTCGACGGCGCATGAATGAGGAGCACTGCTATTTCCCGCTGAACGATTCGATCTCGGAAAGCCGGGACCTGGTCGCTCGGTCCTCCTCCATCCGCGGGATGATGGCCCGCGGGGAAGTTTTTTGGCCGTCGGACTGGCCCCAATGGCCGGAGGCCGAAAACCAATTGTTGGCGTTTCCGGGAAAACACGACGATTTGGTGGCAGCCCTGGCGATGTTGGGCATGGGCATGGACCGGATGGTATCGGCTGAGGGGCCGAAGAAAAACGACCTCCCCGAGCGCGGGACGTTCGCGTGGCACAATTTTGGCAAGCAGGAAAAGAAAACCTCAAACACAGCCGGCTGGGCGTAAAATTATGAGCAACGTTTCGACCACAGTGCAATCCGCTCCGCTCGGTTTTGTTGACCGGGTGAAGACCGCCGGCAAGATCATTTTGACAGGGCAGCGACCGACCGACAACCCGCTGGCCAGCGAGCCAAAGGACCGTAGTCGAGGGGCCATGGTCGAGGAGCTCACTAAATGGTGTTCCGACACAAGAGAATTCTGGCGCCCGGTATTCGACCGAATGCGCGAGGAACAGCGGTTTGCGGCCGGCAAGCAATGGCCGACCAACTACGAGCTCAGGACGGGTCAACGAGAACCCTACCAAGGGGATGTGGTTCAGCAAATGGTCAATCGGATGACGGCGAGCCTTTACGCGAAAAATCCCGTTCCCGAGGCCGTCCTTGAGGAGCGTCTCACATTTGAGCTCTGGGACGGTAACCAAGCCACCATTGACGCGGCCCAGCAGATTGCCGCAGCATTTCACGCCGCCAAGCCCCAGGCCGAAGCCCTCATCGGTCAAGGGGTGCAAGTGCCCGCGCCACCACCCCAGGTCACTCAAGCGCTAGACATTTTGACAGATTACCAGCGCGGCATGCAGGAAAAAAACCTGTACAAAAAGATAGCTCACACCGGCGAGATGCTGGTGGCGCAACAGTGGCGGAGTCAATCACCTGACATGCTGGTGTCGGCGAAGCAGGCGACCTCCCAAATTCTGGTTTCGAGGGTGGCGTATATTAAGGCTATGTATCGTCGGGACATGGAATCGGTTGCGACAACGACGGCGAACGACATGGAATTTTCTGACCGGGTGGCCACACTGCAAGCCCAGCTCCAGACCGTCGAGCAGGACACCACCGGAGAGGACGACGCCAAGGTTTTCGAGGCCAAAAAAATGAGGGAGACCATCCAACAGGAAATAGCCGACATGCAGGCCCAGCAACCGCCGCCCGTGGCCGGCGATGAAGGGGTGGTACACGATTGGCTCGCCTCCACATCCGTGCTCGTGGACCCGAACTGTACCTGCCTGTGGGAGTTCACCGGGGCATCACGCATTGCCCATGAACTGATGATGACGGTCGAGCAAGCCGAATCTAAATTCAAGATCAACCTGCGGGACGCGGGCGCTAAAATCTACATAAACCTTGATGGCAGCTACAAGCGGCAGACCGCCCAGAGTTTCGATCAGCAAGACAAAGCGCAGATGGCCAAGAGCGCCAAGGTGTGCGTGTGGGAAATCCAGGACAAAACGACTGGGTTGCAATATACGGTGATTGATGGGGTGCGCGATTTCATCAAGGAGCCAGGCCAGCAGAGCCCACCGGTGTCACGCTTTTGGACCATCATTCCGATCACTTTCAACCGGCAGGTCGTCGAGGAAAACGATCCGCAGGCGGATGTGACGATCTTCCCGCGGTCTCACATCCGGCTGGCAATGCCGATGCAACAGGACATCAACACGGCCGGGGAGGGTTTGCGTGAGCACCGGGTGGCAAACCGTCCGGGGTGGACGGCCGTTAAATCGAAGTTCGCTAGCACGAGTGGACAAAATGACGCGCTCAAACTGGCTAGTCCTCGGAATGCACATGATCTTTTGATGATGGAAAACATACAACCCGGAGAAAAAATTGCCGACTTCATTGAGCCGATACCGACGCAACCGATTGACCCGAAGATGTATGACAACGCCGCGAGCAGTCAGGCCATGATGCTGGCCACCGGCGAACAACCAAGCGACATCGGAGCCCAGCGCCCGGACGAAAAGGCGACCGGTCAAAACATCGCCGCCCAGGCGCGAGCGACGTCCGTCGGCAGCAACATCGACGATTTTGATTTCGCATTTTCTACGCTGGCACAAATGGACTGGGAAATGTTGGTCCAGGAAATGGACTCTGAGACCGTCAAGGAGTTGGTCGGGCGGGGTGCGACCTGGGCAGATGTGGCCAGAGAGGATGTTGCCAGGAGCATTTTCTTCAAGATCGAGGCGGGATCCACCGGCCGACCGAATGAGCAAGCGGACCTCAACAATTTCCAAGTGATCGCGCCGCAAGTCGGTGATATGATGAAGGCGGCGGGGTTGTCGTTGGAGCCGCTCATCAAAGAGGGTGTCCGCCGGCTTGGGGACAAACTCGACGTGGACGAGTTTTTGCAGCCCGCCCAGGTCATCGCGCCACCGGCGCAGCAGGCCCCCGTTCAGAAACCTCCTTCGCTGGCTATGTCGCTCAACGTTGCCGACCTTCCCCCAGAGGAACAAGAGCAGGCCGTCCAACAGTTCGGCATCAAACCCGCGCCGCCGGCATCCCGACTCATAAACAAAATCGGACACGGTGTCGCCGTGAAGGCCGCCCACGACAATAAGGTCGCAGCGACCCCGGCTTTTGCAGCCGCCCCCAACCAGTCCTTTCCCAATGCACATCCGTAAAAAACCATCACCAGTATACATTCATATGCTACAACCTAAACACCCTGAACCGGCCGTATGCTTCACCATTGAAGATATAGCCAGAGTTTGCCACGAAACCAACCGCGCGTTTTGCGAAGTTATCGGCGACCTGTCCCAACCCAGTTGGGCAGACGCCCCGGAATGGCAGCGGCAAAGCGCCACCACTGGGGTTCACTACCATTTGAATCACCCAGACAGCCAGGCTAGCGACAGTCACGAATCATGGATGGCGGAAAAAGTGGCGGCTGGTTGGGTGTATGGCCTAGCCAAGGACGCCACCGCGAAGACGCACCCGTGCATCGTTCCGTACACGGACCTGCCCGCACAGCAGCAGGTCAAGGACGCCCTGTTTCTGGGTGTCGTTCGGTCCATGGAGCGATTATTGTCAGAAAAAATTTAACAAACCAAGTTGACAAATCAACCAAACTGAATTATGCCTCAAATAGCAGACGCTCCCGCGGCTTCGTCACCCGTACTGGAAGGTGGGACAGTTGCAACTCACCCGGACGCTCTAGTAGCGGATTCGTCCACCGTGGCGGCAGAGGAAGATTCGCCCCCTTCACCAGACGAGATTGCAGTTGCCTCATTTGATGAGCACCTTGCCAAGACGCAGGGTAAGCCCGAGGCACCGGCGGAAGAACCGCCGGCGGAGGCACCGGCAGAAGACAAGCCAGCCGAGGCCACCGTCGGAGGTAAAACACCGGATGATCTTTCACATGAATCTGAAATACCAAAGCCGTTTACTGAACGGACCGAGTGGAAAGAGCTGACGGCCCTAGGTGATAAAGTCGGGAAGGTGGAAGGCGCAAAGGTGCGGCAAACGTTGCGGACGATGCTGGAACGGGAGACGACCATGCAGAGGGATTTGCTGGCCAGTCGCCCGGCTGTGGAAGCAGTCCAAGACCTCATCGCTCAGAGCGGCAGCGAGCAGGGTTTCCGAAATCTACAAGCGTTTATTCGGCAGTACAACGCCGACCCGGCCGGGTCAATTCCGATGCTGAAGACGCTGTTGGCCGATGCCGAGAAGCGCGCCGGGCTGGTGATACAATCGGCAGACCTGTTAACAGCGGTGCAGCAGGTTGACAAAGACCTCGCGGACGGTGCCATTACCCCTGAGTACGCGGCGCAGCGCAAAAGTGAGTTGACCGAGTTGGAAACCCACCGGGCAACCGCTAAGCGCATAACGGTCCAGACCGATCAGCAACGCCAAGAGGCGCAGCGGCGGGAACAGGCCACGCGGATGCAGGCGGTTAACGCCGAAATCAACCAGACCGAACACGCCTGGACAACGGCAAAAGCTAAAGCTGACCCGGACTTTAGCGCGGTGCAGCCGACGTTTGACAAATTCGCGCAGCTTGAGGCCCGCGACTTCATCGAGCGGGAAAAGCGGGCGTTCACAGCGGCTGAGGGCATTCAGATTCTGGAAAAGGCATACAGAGATGCCAAAGCCGACGCCGCGAGGTATCGGCCCCGGCGTCAGGCAATCTCCCCAACGCGGGACACGGGCTTGTCAAGAAACACGCGGCACCTGCCACAAACGTCAGAAGAAAAGTATGAAGCTCGGTATGAGGATGCCAAGCGACGACACGGACTCTGACGCCCAAGGCAAAGGCCGCAACAACCAAATAAACAATTATGCCTATTTCAGTCGCCATCGCGGGGGACGTTGCGGCCTCCACCATCGAAGATTTTATCAACCCTGGGGACCCGAAGGAAATCCTTCAACATGTTCAGAAAAAGCCGCTGCTGCGGAAGCTGTACGAGAAGAAACTTGAGTTCGGCGCGGCCGGCCCGAACGCCAGCGCCAACGGTCAGCCGCCGGCAAACGTGCGCGAGCCTGTGCAGGGCGCTTTGATGCGTGACCTTCCTGCCAACTACATCGGCATCACCGGCAGCAACACGCTCTCGTTTAACATCAGTAACGGTGCCATCCAGACGACCTGCCCGGTGCGGTGGATGCACTCCGGTTTGGAAATCACCCATGAGGAACTCATGTTCCAAGGCGTGGTGGTCAACAACAACCGCGCGAGCGAACCGTCCAAGGATGACAAGGTTGCGCTCTTCAATGCCCTGGAGCTCAAGAAAGCTGATTATGGTGAATCCATCGAGTACGGCCGAAACGCCACTCTCTGGCAGGATGGGACCCAAGACCCATTGGCCATTGCCGGCATCAAGTCAATTTTGTCGGACGATCCGACCGCAGGCACCTGCGTTGGCATCAGCCGGGCCAACCCCTGGTGGCGCCACATCGCACGGACCGGCGTCGGCAACGCCCTTGGCAAGCTGCAATACAGCAAGGCCGACCAGACCTTGACAGAGACCATCACCCACGACTACATCCAATCGTGTCGATACGGCGGCCAGCCGGATGTTTTTTTGGCCGGCTCTGACCTGATTGATGCCTTGAACCGGGAGGCGCGCGCGAAGGGAATGAACTCGGTAACGGGCTGGACGGACGAAAAGACCGGCATCACCGTTAAGGGAATCCGCATGGACAAGTACGACATCGAGTATGATCCCACACTAGACCTCATCGGCGAGGCCAAAAGCATTTACTGGTGGGATTCGGACAAATTGCGTTTGCGGCCGCAGAAGGGGCAATGGGGCAAGGTCACCAACCAAAACCAGCCGTATGACGCGTTCGTTATGCTACTTTCCACCACCGACCGGGGATGCCTCACGGTTCGCCAGATGGATTGCAATTACAAAGGTGTTATCAACTGACCAATTTGTGCCAGAGGGATCGCTCCGCCGGCCAATTCAAACCAACCGAAATAAACTCGAAAAAAGTATGAAAGTTACCAAAAACATTTTCCTCTCGGCCGCCTTGTTGGCGACCATGGTTTCGCCCGTGGCGGCGCAGACGCCCACGTACGAGTCATTCATCAACGGGACACAGTTGATTCTGCCGTGGGCCCCCGCCGCAGGCAGCACCACGAATCTGTTTGTCGGTGCCACCTGGAACGGGAACCCGTTGACGAACATGGTGTTCGTCAAATCGTTCTATCAAACGAACTCCACCACCTATCCGCCGGTGTCAGGCAATGCGCCTCTTTGGACGATCGGAAATGGCCTTAGCGACGTCGGTTTGTGGGTGAACCGCGACGGGTCGGTGCCGTCTGTGGCGTTCAACTTCGTGGCCACCGACAACGCTATCACCAACGGCGTGAGCACAAACAATATCGTCATAACGTTGACCAGCTACGCCTACTATAAGGGCGCGTCAGTGGATGGCGGTCTGCCGGGCATTTATTCGCAACTGAATACAGCCGCTCAAAACACCTGGACATTTACGGTCACCAACACGGCCGCCAGCACAAACGCAGCGGGTTACGACCTCTGGGCCATCTCCACAAACCTACCGACATCCTTCCTGCAGGGGGCCTTTGCGCTTAGCCTCAAGCTGACAACCAAGGATCAGGGCTGCAACACGGGGGTATCCTTCACCAACTACTCGGGATCCTACAACAGCGTGTCAAACGCTTGGAGCCAGACAAACATCAACGCGGGAATCCAGATCATAAGCGCTGGCATCACCGGCTGGAAACCCTCGGTCGCGAATTGAGCCGGTTTGTAAATTCTCTCTGACAAATTATTCGAAAATTATGCAAACGGCAAAATTTACCCTTACCCTCCATCCGTTTCACTCTGTTCCATTGCGCGGGGTGACGCCGGCCGAGTTGGTGGTATTACGGGAACTCCACTTCAAAGAGTCCCAAGGCACACCAATCGGCCCAGATCTGCAATTGGAACCCGGCGAGGCCGTGACGGTTGAGCAAGAAGGCCGTGCTGGCGAACCGGAGTACTTCAACCAGCAAAGTGGGAAGGTCGTGCCAGCCAAACCAGAGGTGCCTCCGGTGACCCACAAACGGACGGACCAGGAGGAAATTGCGCGCCTGAAGCGCAAGTATGTCGCGCCCATTCCGCACATCAAAGGCTCGAAACCTGCCTTTGCGCAGACCTTCGGCGAGTCGGCCATGGTGGCCCTCCCACAGACGTTTGATGAGGTGCTCGAACGCCTTGGACTGCCCGGCATCCTGCCTGACAACGCTGAGACCATCGATACAACCAGCGTGGACGGATTGGTTAAATTGTCACGCTTCGAGCTGGTCCAGCGGGCGGTTGACCTCAAGTTGCGGGTCAAATCGACCGACCAGAAAAACGAGATCGCGGCGGCCATTTTGGACGCTGAGGCGAAGCGATCAAGCCAGAAGGACCGCGTCAGCAAGTCGGACTTTTTGGAGGACTACCAGACCGCCGACCGTAAGACGCTGCTGTCTCTGAAGGCAGAACTGGAATCCGACGACCAGGGCCGGCCTAAGGTGGCCAATGCCCTGGCGGCGGTGAACGAACTACTCAACCTGACTCACTGAATCGACGATGCCAATCGGAACCCCATTGGCGACGTTGCGACAGATGCTTAACTGCGAAGTGGGCGCGGAGATGGACGAAACTATCTCCAGCGCCAACATTCAGGTGAACAATCAACTGCTCAACAACCAGCAGGCATTTCTCGCCCGGCAACACGCCTACCTGCGGGGACGCACCCAGGTTGAAGTCCCGCTTGTTGTGGGGGCCCAGTATATTCCTACGGCAACCCCGGTTGGTGGAACCCCGCTCACCAAACTTATCGACCTGGATTCCCCCGAGACTCACGCTTACGTCAATTTCAATAATTTCCGGTACACCCTAACTTTCGGTATCGGCCAGCCGGAATACAACATCTACAATTCCGCCTACGGGGTGGCGGGGGTGCCGGCCATGAAGTGGGACCTGAAAAATAATCAGTCGCTGGTCGGTGCCCCTGCCGGAACCTACCCTGGCGGCGGGGCGTCCACTCTGACTTACAACGGACTTCTGCCGGGCCAAACATATATCTGGTCGCCGGGTGTCAACGAGTCCAGCCTGACTTACAACGGCGCCACGTATTCCGGACAGGGGACGTTCACCGCCGTTTCCGGTGTGACGACCGCCGCAGCCACCGGAGCCGCAAACTCTCTGCCATTCACCGGGCAGTTGAACGCCGTTGGCATGATGATCGAAACATGGCCGATCCCGTCGGTTCCACAATCTTTGGAGCTGGCAGGTTTGCTGCCGATCACGCAGATGCAAAACGACACCGACACTTGCGTCATTGACGATCTGTTATTGGTGCTCTTCACGGCGGCCGAAATCCTGGCCCGGCAAAGCCTGGGGGATGCGCAGGCAAAAATCACCAAAGCGCAGGCCCACTTGCGATCTTTGCAGGCGTCCTACCCCAACAAGTTTGAAAAATTCAACCTTTCAGGCGGAAGTCGCTACATCGAAGGGTTTGAGACCGGCAGAGGGCGGCCGGTAATAGCGGTCAACGCATCACACTAAAAATATGAAAGCAGTTCCTTTTTTCAACGTCGCCAGCGCGCAGATCGCCACACATAGCGTTGGGGTGCATCGTGTCCGCGGAAATTTTAACGGGAGTGCCAACGGACAATGGTTGATGATTTTCGACAGTAATGGCCAGCCTGTACCGGCGAACGGCACCGCGCCCGTCATCGCTGCCATCCCGCTTTATGTGGGGGCCCCGTTTTACGTTGATGAGTCGATTGGCTCGCTGGAGTTCGCCAATGGCATCTATGCCGCCGTCAGTTCCACCCAGGAAACCCTGACGCTGTCGGCGCAGACCATTGACATCACTGTGGAAATGGACGTCGTTGAAGAGCCTGCGGGGACCACCTTTGCCGGTGACACCACAACCGCGGTTGATTCCCTGGTGGTTTACGCGGACGGGCTGCCGAACACGAATCTTTTTGCCATCACGGCGCAAAACAACAACGCGGGGACGCTATACCTGCAATTATTCACGTCGTCCTCTCCGGCGGCGGGGGCCAAACCGCTTTTCGAATATACTTTCACCACCGGACAGATCCGGGTTTTAAAATTTGGGAAACAAGGGATCCATCCAAGGTCCGGAACGGCCGGCAATACTCCGTCGACGAGCACGCAAACACAGGGCGTTTACCTGTACGGATCGAGCACCCAAAACAGCTACACCGCCTCGACGGGCGGCCAGTGGAATTTACAGGCGGAATACGGGTCGGTTTCCAAAGGATAAATATGAGGAAAATAATTCTGATCATCGCGTTGACGCTTGCGGCTATTATGCTGCCGTGGCTACTGCCTGCGCAACAGCCAGTGCCCCCAGCAGCCACTCAGGCCCAGGTGAACGCTGGAACGGCAACGTTTCCGTATGTCAGTCCAGCCACGCTGGCGGGATATAATACGGGTTCAAACGGGGTAACCGCAGTCGTTGTTACCAACATAGCCAATACTGTGGTCTCCAACTATTTCAATACCGTCGGCGCGGTCACAAATGGAGCGCCGGGGCCACTCACCATTGGCGGTATTAACTTAAATGGGGTGAACGGCGGGTTGTCGTACTACGGAATTGGCGGCCAGCCATTTGTGGTCAATGCCTCCGGCACACTTGTGGCGCAGGGGGTGGTATCGTTGACCCCCTACGTCGGCGATGGGGAGAACTTAATCAACTTGCAAGCGCAGGCTCTAGTTGGACCGGCTTCGGCTGGCATCTTAAGCAACGGCTGGTTCGGAGTGGGGCCGTCGGTTTATCTGTTGGTTTCCAACAGTGTGGTTACACTAACCAACCTCTCTAATGGTCTGTTTGCCACACTGGATGGTGTTGGGGGTGTTGTCTCAACGAGCTTGGGGCTCAAGGACAACTATGGGGACTATTTTGGCTACAATGGCTCCTATCCCGGCTACGGCTATTTGTCCGGAAATTTCACAGTTGGAGGGGCATTTGTTGATGGCACCGGCAACCTGCCGGCCGCCAACACTATCCTGACAACCGGCTCCTCGATCAACGCCGCGAACCTCACCGGCCCGTTGCCAGTCCAATACACCAAGGTTAACATTGCGACGAATTCTCCTACGACAGGATTTAATCCGACGGCCACTGGCGTCGTGCTGATGAATACCAATGCAACGACGGTTGTCAGCAATCTGACGGTGAATGGAAATTACAACGGAACCGGGTATTTTTCCAATTCAGTTTCTAAGGCTTTCGCTTTGGGATATATGTCCGATAGTGGAAACGGCTCGGTGCAGATAGGCGGAAACCAATATATTAACGGTATGCATATTACTGCAAATGTAATCGGTGACGGTGGTGGATATTTTGTTGCTGGTGGCCCGAATGTAATATACAGTGTGTATGGTATGCGATCGTCCCTGAGCAATGCCGCGCCAGTGTTTCCGGTGACATTGAGTGGAAATGTTGGCGGGGTGGTCATGTGGACAAATAGCTACCCGTGCCCGCTTATGGTATCATACAGCGGCGGGGTGGCGGTGACAATTGGCGTTGGTGCGCTAACAAACGCATTCCCCAGCCAACCGGGCATCGCTCTATGTGGTACGTCATTTGGCCAGTGGCCAGAGCCGTCAACCACAGCAGGATCGGTTCCGTTGAGGATGTATGAAGTGATGGCGATCACCAATGGCACGCAGCCAACATTAATTCAGGCAAAAATGTATCCGTAAACCAAACGTGAATATGCGTGACCACTGGGAAGCAGGGATTAGTTTGGGCGGCCTTTTGGCTGCCATCACGGCGGGTCGCTTCAATGCCGTGATAGAGGGTTCCATTGCCGTGGCCACGCTTTGTTTTATTTTGGTCAGACTTGCGGTCTGGGTATTGATACTTCGGGCCAATTGGCGCAACCGCAACAACACACATTTCTTTGAGCAAACAAACGATGAGGACTGATATGGATCAATCTAATAAGTGGATTTTACTTTTGCTGACTGCATTTACGAGTGGCGGCAGCGTAACCATGATGTCCATCCAAGGCGGATGCTCGCTTGGAATGGCAATCTTTGCCGGTGCTATCACCGGTGCAACCGCCATCCTTCACAACCTTGCGCCATCGGCTAATGATGTGCCACAAGCTCCCGTTGATATACAAGCCCGGTATAACTCGGAAGTGAACAAACTAACCCAGGGCAATAAAACACAATGAAACAAATAATTCCACTCATCATGCTATCCGCATTTTTTTGCGGCTGTGCGGGCCAGCAGGCGGTTGAACACATTGGCGGAGATATGTTTTATACAAAGCTGGGCGTCCCGGTTGGTCAAGGCTCTGAAATTGGTTGTGTCTTCGCTGTTGGCAGGATTGATGCAACGACGGTTATTCAAGCCACATCAACCAACAAAGTATACGCCCCGGAAATTGCGGTCGCCACATCCGGACAAGGCAAGCAGAATTCTTCTGGCAATGCTGGTACAAACGCCGGTGTCAATGTTTCTGATTGGTCATTTGATGGCAGCATACTAACGACCGGCGGTGCGTCGGCGTCGGATGCGCATGGAACGAACCAGCTCCTTTCCGCGCAAGGGCAATGAAGCATCTTGATCTAAGCACATTCCCGGATTTACAACCCGGAGATGTGCTGCTATACGGTGGAAGCGACATCGTATCTCGATTGATACAATTTCGCACATGGTCTGATGTATCGCACGTCGAGATATACGCCGGAGGTCTAAGGTCCATCGCCAGCCGGAATGGTGCTGGTGTGGGGCAATATCTTTTTAGGGCGGATGGTCTACGTTATGTTCTACGGCCCATCGCTTTCGTGCCGGAACAATTCGCGCAGGGCATGATTTGGTTCAAGTCCGTTGACGGCCAGCCGTATAATTGGGGCGATCTACTACGTTTCTACCTGATTAATGTGCCGACGCATGGGTTTATTTGCTCTCAGTTTGGCGCGGCGTTTTTTACAGCGGCGAAGGCGCCGCTGTTCAGCTTGGACTACTACGACGGGGACATTTGCCCGTCTGATTTTCTCGTGACTCCGCTGTTGAAGCGGATTTGGGTGTACAACGCCCGTAAACCTCTGGCTGACGCCGGGCAGTCTGCCAGGACCGGGGACGAAGCCGCCCCGGCGGCTGGGAATGTTCCTTCCAGCCCTCCCGGCGCACCATCCCAAAAATGAAACTTTTTTGTTTTACCAACGGTGATGTGGTCAACCTTGAAGGAGGGGTGTATTGGAGTTTAGGCAACGGGGCCGGAACCTGCAATGTAATTACGTTCAGAAACTATGAGGTTGTCCTTATAGCGCACGCCTGCTGGAACCCAAACGCTGTCCTGGTCGAACTACAAAACTTTTCTAAAAGCTCTGCTTCTGTTTACACTTCCGTCGACCCCGGAGTTGGTTACGTCATAACTTCAGTCTCCCCGTCCGTTTTAATTCCAGCCCACACAGGATCCTCCATTGTGGTGCAAGGATCCGGTTTTGTTGCGGCAAGTTTAGGGACGATCTGGGTCGAGGATTTTGCAGGTGGTATGGACAGTAACGGGGTAAGTTTCACACCCACTTTTGTCAGCTCGACCCAACTGAGCGCCGTGTGGGCATCTAACGGGGACGGAGGCACACCGACAGGCACACCGTTGACCGGGGTGCCGGTTATGCTCTATTACATGGACAACGGCAATGTGCAGAGCAACTTTATCACGGTCACCTTGACGACCTGACATGTATCAGACCATAACAGATTTTCGAGGAGGTCTCGACACCCGAAAAATGTCGCTGGCCCTCCCGGCCGGGACATTGATTCAGGCTACCAACTGCCACATCAACCAGGGGGCTGAAATTGAGAAGCGCAAGGCTTTTGTGCAGACGGCCATCGGATATGGGAGCACCTACCCAACCTTTGGTGTTTGCGCTGGTGTCAGCCAGATTTACGTTTTTGGGTCAGGCAGCCTGGCGGCGGGGGTGCCCCCCACGGCGAGCACGCCGGCGGCAAACTGGCCGCCCGCACCGCTGGCTTACCAGATGCTCACTCATCCCGCCGTGCTTGCCCTAACAGCCTATGCCCAGGGCACACACAATTTGATAGCGATCGTGGATTCTGAACTGTTTGGAGATTTCCCGTTTGCCATCGCTCAATTTGCGGATGGTGGCGTGTACTGCTATTACAACGGCACCTTGGTTCCTGATTTTGTCGCGGGAGTGGTGCTCGCCTACATGGCCGGAAGCGGGTCAAAACTCGCGACGGCCCTACAGAGCCTTGTGGGCCTCACCAGCAATTACACCGCCTTCGCCAATGGATCGAATCTCGACATTTACTCTTTGCCCGGCGCGACCTTTTCAGCCGCCCTGGCCGTTCAGTCGGGCAGCAATTTTACCGTCGCCACCTTGGCCAGCACAAACTATTCGACGGCGACCGTTGTAAATGACACCGGAAACAATCCGGCAGACGGATCAACGGTGAGCATCGGGGAGCAGATCTACCGCTTCAAAATAACAATGTTGGCGGCCTTTGACGTCCAAATCGGCGCAACCGCCCTGGCGACCGCCGAGAACCTTTTTCTGGCCATTGGGGCGACCGTGGGGTCCGGAACGAATTACTACGCCAGCACGACGGCCAACGCCAATGTGGCGGCTTCAAACTTCATCCAAACACCCAACCCGACGTTCACCATCACGGCAAAAGTCTTGCTGGCCTCTAGCGTCGTGGAAAACAACATCGCCGGCGTGAACATGGAAGAAATCGTGGAGACCTCATTCAGCACGGTTTACGGCACGCCATCCACGGGTCAGTTTGCTATCAACGCGGGGTCCGCTTCCGTGTATGCCTCCGGGACGCTTACAACCAACGGCACAAGTCCCACCGCAAATTCGACTGTCACTATTGGTGGAATTACTTACAAATTTGTGACTTCGTTAAACAACACTTATGATATACTTAGAGCGTCTACCGCGGCTGCGACCATTGTTAATTTAGAGAACGGAATCAACTACAACGGCGGCGGGGGGTATTACATGTACGGTGGAGGTTCGGCCAATCCGTCCGTCACAGCATCGGTAAACGGCAACGTGCTGACTCTAGCCGCCGTGGTGCCAGGAACATCCGGCAACACGGTCGGGATTTCGCAAAGCGGGGTAACCAACTTAACAGCGTCAGGCTCGACGCTGGCAAATGGTGGCGCTAATAACGGCATCACCAACATTTACGTTGGCCCTATAGCCGCCATTGGCACCATCACGCCAAACGGCTCGCTTCCAGCCAACAATTCTACCCTGGCCATCGGGGCCTACACGTATACTTTTGTCACGGTTCTGCCAGGCACACCGGCCGAGGGTAGTCTACTTATCGGGGCGACCACCGGTGACACCATGCAAACCCTCATCAACGCAATTAACGGGACCGGAACATACGGGGTCGATAACCAGGTTTCATCCGAACACCAACAGGTTTTTGCGGTGCCGACCGCGCAGAATGGGGCTGCCGTAATTATAGCAAGAGCTCCTGGCAGTGGTGGCAACGTAATAAGCATGGTCGTCGCTGGAGGTGCAAATTTGACTCTTTCAGGCGCGACCCTGGCAAACGGGGCGGGAACAGCCAACTCCCCCACCGCTGGCCAACCGCTTTTGGCATCCCCTGTTTTGTACGGCAACGGCCAGACCTTGTTGCAGTTTTCTCAGTCCGTGGCGGTTGCCATAAACGCTTACACGGCAACATCAGGTTTCACCGCGA